GTTAGAAAAAGTAATTTTAAATCCAAATTTTATGTTTAGTTTAGGAAGTGATGTAGAATATGATATTTGTGGAAATCCTAATAAATGCGAAACTAATGTTTTTAATTTTATAAAAGATAAAATTTCTAAAGGTGATTTTAGACATTATCCAGTTGGTGGATTTATTTTTGAAAATGAAAATTTTAATCCTATCGAACATTGGTGGATTTATGATGACAGAGTAAAGGATTTTGTTGAAATTTCACCGATATTAAAATCTAAACCGATTTGTTATATTGGAGTAGTTAACAAAAATATTCAGCAAGAAATTAAAAATTCTAATAATGTGTTTGATGTAGATTTTTTTAAAGGTGGAAATGTATATTCAAAATATTTTAAATAATTGAACAAATAACTTTAAAAGATAAATTGAAAATAAAGTTTTCACCAAAATACCTAAATAATTTGTTAATCAATTTAATATGTTGTACATTTGCTTAATGATAAACAATTAAAACTATGAATGAAAACAAATATAAAATAAGACTTGGTGATAAGAAAAGATTTCAAGAAACCTATATTAGTTTTTATGTTAAACCAAGTGGAAAATTTTGGAAAAGATATTTTAATAAAAAAGTTAGAAAGGGTCAAATTTATAAAAGAACCAATTGGTTTGAATGGTGCTAATCTTTATAAAATTCATTTGTTTACGAAAACGTAAACAACATTAAATAATAAACAATTAAAAATTAAATTAAGATTATGGACAACAAATTTAGCAGAGTGACATTTGAAGAATTAAAAGATTTAAAAAGTGTTATATCTTGTACAACGAGATATAAAATAAAATCTTTTAAACATCCAAAATTAGACGAGAGAATTTACAAACTCTTTAGAAAAGACCATGAATTTTGGCTTTATTCAAGTGAAGATTGTGAAAAATATGATTTAAAAAATCCAACACCATATCAAAAGAAGGAGAAATTTAGTTATTGTCAATCGCAAATTGAAGGAAATAAATTTTGTAAAATTCAATGTGACCATTGTAAACTTTACTACTCACCTTTAGAAAATAATTTGGAAAAATAAAATAATTATATGTTTTTTAATATCAATTTGCAAAATTTTTCAAAAGAAATTTATTTAGAACCACTTTGGTCAAATTCTTCTTTTCATTTTATGAAAAATGAAATTTTGGGATATTTTATTCAAGACATACATTCTAATAAATTTGCTTACATAAACATTTCTCATAATGAACTTCCTAAACAAGAAATTTTAGAGATTAATGAATTATTGTTAAACAATTTTGAAAAAATAATTGTCTTTGATAAAAAATCTTTACAATATTTTTTAGAAAAAGACAATGTTCTTGATTTGCGAATTGCAAATGGTATAAATTATGAATTTGAGGAAATGAATTTATTAAACGTTCCCTCGAAATATCATTTTTCAAAATCTTTGAACCAATACATTCCTATTACAAAACATATAGAATATTTTTGTCAAAAATTTGAAATAATAAAGTCTGAAATAAGAATAGAAGAATTGAGTCAAAGCGTTTTCAAAAAATCTTACATAAGAGCCTTTTCTACCTTAGAAATAAGCCCTATAACAGTTTCAAAAACATTATTGGAGTCATTGTATCAAAAACAAATTAAAACGTCTTATATCGAAGAAAAGGGGTATTATACATCCTATAATTTGTACAATCCTTCATTGAGACCAACGATGTCAAAGAGTTCAATAAATTTATTAAATCTCCCAAAGAATAATAATAGCAGGGAACTAATTATTTCATCAAATGGTTACTTATTTGAATACGATTATAAAGGTTTTCATCTTTCAATACTTTGTAAACTTTTAAAACATGAATTGCAATATAAGGATGTTTATACACAATTATACAATGAAATTCATAAAACAGAATTACAAGCATTAGAAAAAGAGCAACATGAAGAAATTAAGAATGAGTTTTTTCAAATAATGTTTTCCGAAATTCTTAATACAGAACATGATTCAGAGTTATTAAAAAAAGTGTTGAACTTTAAAAAATATTTATTAGAAGGATTTGAAAATAATGGATTTATAAAATCACCCTTTACAAAAGAAATATATTTTCATGAGACGTTTACAACAAAAAACATCTTTTCAATATTTTTTAGAATTTGTGAAACTGAATTGAATGTAAAAACGTTGTTGAATATACAAGACTTTCTTAAAGGTAAATTGACAAAGTTAATTTTATATCAATTTGATAGTTTTATAATAGATTGGCATAAAGAAGATGGAAAAGAAATTTTAAAGGATTTGAAAAAAATAATTGAAACAGAAGATAATTACAAAGTTTCAATTTCTTATGGAAAAAACTTTAATGAGATGAATGAATTATAACCAATCAAACCCATAAAATTAAATATATTTATAAAAGATGAACCAATACGACTATGAAAATTCTACAAACGTAGGAAAAAACAACAAGTTATTATGTACATTTTCTACAAAGGAAAATTTAGACCTTACATTAGAAAATGTTAAAGCGAAATACGATGTTCTTTACAATAAAATTTTTGTTTTAGAATCCCCCGATACAAATGAAATGATTGTAACATATAATGTGGATTTTAATAATGTTTCAACAACAACGATTTTTCCACAGACAATTTCTGTACATCGTAAAAAAGAAACAAATACACTTTATACAATCAATGCTTTAACAAATTACATTTCAACAAAGACAAAAGAAAGATATTATAATGTTGATTGGAAACTATTTCAAAATTCTATTTTACTAACACAAAAAGGTGATTTTAAAATTTTGAAAACAAAAATTAATGACGTAATACACACAAACTAATAAGATTTTAAATTTCAATTAATTATTCACAGTAAAACAAAGTAAACATGTCACAAAGTCGTTTAGAGAAAATTCGTGCAGCACTTGCTGCAAACAAAGGTGGTTCTACATCAACAGATGTTGCAAGAATTAAAGAAATCGCATGGAAACCAAAAATTGGTGAAAATGTTGTTAGAATGGTTTTTCCACAAAATCAAGACCTACCATATTATTTGGTGAAGTATTATGATTTCGGAACACTCGCTTCATACCCAATTCTTTCCCCAAATTCATTCGGTGGTTACACAGCAGACCCGATTCAAAACACTTGTTATGAATTGAGAAAGGGTACGCAAGAGGATAAGGATTTGGCAAGTAAATTTAAAACAAATCAAAAATTTTATTTCCCTATCATTGTAAGAAATGAAGAAGATAAGGGTGTTCAAATGTGGGATGTTCCTGTTAACAAGGTAGAAATGGTGATGAGTTTGTTCTCTGAAAAGTCTTCGGATGAATATGGTGATGTAACAGATGAATCACAAGGTCGTGATTTAAGAATAACTTGTACAGAGACAATTATTCCAAATTCAAAACCACAGCGTTCTTACCCCGAAATGGTTTCAATTAACCCAAAAGTTAAAGAAAGTGCTTTGGGAACAGATGACCAAATTGAAGAATGGACTTCAAATATTCCCGATGTTTATTCATATTATCAAACAAAAGATAATGATGAATTGGTAAAACTTTTTGAAAAGAAAGTGCAAGAAATGTTAGGTAATTACGAAGCCCAAGAAGACGAAGAAGACGAAAAGGAAAAAAAGGAAGTTGTTAAGAAAGAAACTCCAAAAGAAACTATTGTAAGAGAAGTTGTTACAAAAGGTAAACCTTCACCGAAATTGGCATCAAGTGTCGAAAAAGAATTGGAAGATTTTGATAAGATGTTTGACGATAATTAATATCAATTTCACAACATTTAAGGGAGAATTTAAAAGTTCTCCCAATTTTTTCAAAATTAATTAATTCAAACATGGCTAAAACAAAGTTAAGTGATAAGATTTCAAATGCTGTCACAGTTTCAACAGATACGGGAAATTTTGATTTGACAGCTTTTAAAAAGTCTAAAAATCTAATTTCAAATACAAAATTTAAAAAGCAGGAATTTATAAAAGTTTCGGATGCTTTACAAGAATCATTAGGAATTGAAGGGATTCCAATGGGTCAAATAACAATTCTAAGAGGACATTCTGATACAGGTAAGACAACGGCTCTTTTAGAAGCCATTAAAGGTTGTCAAAGACAAGGAATACTCCCTGTAATTATTATTACAGAAATGAAATGGTCATGGAGTCATGCAATTCAAATGGGATTGAAAGTAACAGAAGATATTGATGAAGAAACGGGAGAAATTCTTTACGGTGGTGATTTCATTTATATTGACAGAAGTAGTTTGAACAGTATTGAGGACGTTGCAGCATTTATGAATCAATTAATGTCTGACCAAAAAGCAGGAAAACTTCCAAGAGATTTGTGTTTTCTATGGGATAGTGTTGGTAGTGTTCCTTCTCAACAAAGTATTGATAGTAACAAAAATAATAACGAATGGAATGCAGGTGCTATGTCAACTCAATTCGGAAATAACATTAATCAAAAAATTATGTTATCAAGAAAAGATGGTTATCCTTATACAAATACATTTGTAATTGTGAACAAAGTTTGGGTGCAAAAACCTATGACATATGGAGCGATGCCAAGTTTGAAAAATTCATGTGGTGATAAAATGTTTTTCGATTGTGTGTATCAAATTCAATTTGGAGGAGTTTCAACAAGTGGAACTTCAAAAATTACTGCCACAAGAGGTGGAAAAACAGTAGAATTTGCCAAGCGAACAAAAGTTCAATTGAACAAAAACCATATTGATGGGATTACAACAAATGGAAGTATTATTGCAACCCCACATGGATTTATAAAAGATACACCAAATGCTATTAATAATTATAAAAAAGAGCATGGTGATAAATGGCTTAACATTCTTGGTGGAACAGATTTTGATGTAAATGATGATAACCCCGAAGAAGAACTTACAATAGAATGATAAAAAAAGTAGATGGTTTTATAAGAGAATTATTTCCAAACATTATTGATTTAACAATCGTTGAAATTGATAAAAAGTTTGAATGTGAATATTCTTATTATGTATCTAACACATTTGGAAATCCAATTCTAAGAACAAATAAAATTAATGTTGGAATCGTAGATGGGTTTTTGAAAATAGTTGAATAAATTTAAAAGAGGAATGTAAAAAGTTCCTCTTTAACATTAAAATAAAGAATTATGTCAAAAGAATCTTTGCAAAATCTTCTTTCAAAGTTAAAAAATCCAGTCGAAGAAGAAAATTCAAAAAATAAAATCTTACTAATTGATGGAATGAATCTTTTTATAAGATGTTTTTCCACAGTGCAGACAAGAAATAAAACGGGTGAGCATGTTGGTGGTGTTTTGGGAACTTTATATTCATTAGGAAGTGTTATCAAAAACACATCTCCGAATGAAGTGATAATGATTTTTGATGGTGAAAATTCATCACATTCAAGAAAAAATATTTATCCCCAATATAAAGCAAATAGACATGAAAGACAAGTTTGTAATTTTTCAATGTTTGACAATTTAGACCAAGAAAAAAATGCCAAAGAATCTCAACTATTTAGATTCATTGACTACTTACAATGTCTTCCTATCAAAATGATTTGCATAGACAATTATGAAGGAGATGACATCATTTCTTATTTGACGAAGAAGTTGGAAACGGATAATGACATAATAATATGTTCAACCGATAACGACTTTATACAATTATTGAACCCAAATGTAAAAATTTACAACCCCAATTCAAAACAATTTTTTAATGAACAAAAAGTATTTGAAAAGTATCAAATTTACCCAATCAATTTTTTATTACATAGAATACTAACAGGAGATAATTCAGATAATATTCCAAATGTTAATGGTTTTCAATTAAAAACGCTATTAAAATACTTTCCACAGTTTTTAGAAAATAGAAAAATAACAATAACAGAACTTTATGAATATTGTGAAGAAAAATTAAAAGAAAAGAAACCTTCAATAAAATATTCTAATGTTTTAAATTCAAAATCCATTATAAACATTAATACACAATTGATGGATTTAACAAACATATTTTTTACAGATATTGATGTGTTACAAATTGAACAAGCATTAAAGTTAAATAAAAAACTTCTCCCAATGGATTTTTATAAATTAATTAAAGAAGACCAAATGGAAGAATTATTAATGAATCCTTTAAATTGGATTGGAGAAATATTTTCACGATTAAATAAATAAAACAATTAAATTTTTAAATTATGTCATTAGAATCATTAGAAGAATACGGCAAAGAGTTTGTAGATAAAATCTTACATCTTTTATTAACGGATAAAGAATATCTTGATACAATTCAAGATGCAATAAACTTAGACCATTATGAAAACGACACACAGAAGTGGATTGTAAAAAAGATTTTGGAATATTATAATAAAAATAATACAACCCCCGATAAAGAGTGGCTTAAATTAGAACTCAAAAAAGAAGCAGGTGATGATAAAATGATAGAATTTTGTAAAAGGGTTGCTGAAAATATTTCTACATGTTATAAATTAAGTAGAACTGATTGTGAATATGTTAGAGATGAGTATAGATTCTTTTGTGTTGACAAGGCTTTGGAACAAGCAATTTTGACAAGTGCTGATTTAATGAAATATAAACAATATGATGATATTAGAAAAATCATTGATAATGCTTTAAAATTAGGTCAAGACAGAGAAGTTGGACATGATTATGGAAAAGACCTTGAAGAAAGATATAGAACCGATAATAAAAAAATTATACCATTCCCTTTTGAAGAATGGAATCAAAGAACAGATGGTGGAATGAGAAGTGGTGACTTAGTGTTATTATTTGCACCACAGGGTATTGGAAAAACATGGTTAAATATTATTTTAGCTTCTCATGCAGTGAAACTTGGATATAACGTATTATATTATACATTAGAATTAGATGAAGAATATATTGGAAAAAGGTTTGATGCAAAGTTTACTCAAATTCCTTTAAATGAGTTAAGTTTTCATAAAAATGATATTCAAGAAGTGTTAGATAGTTTAGAAGGTGGTTTGAAAATTTTTAGATTAAAATCGAAAAAGAAGAGACTTTCGTACATAAAATCACATTTAAGAAGTTTGGAACGTATCGAAGGGTTTAAGCCCGATTTATTAATAATTGATTATATTGATTTGTTAAAACCCGAAGTTAGTGGAAAGTATTTTGACAAAACGGATGAAACGGATGATATGTTCAATGAAGTGAGAGATATGGGAGCGGAATTTGATTTTCCAATTATTTCACCAAGTCAAATTAACAGAAGTGGTTCAAAGGACAAAATCATTGAAAGTGATAAAATGGCAGGTTCGTATAACAAAGGTATGATTGCTGATATTTCATTAAGTTTATCAAGAGATAAAGACGATAAAGCTAATAATATGGGTAGAATACATTGGATGAAAAATAGATATGGCTATGATGGTATGACAGATAATATTTCAATTGATACAGCAAACGGTGCAATGTCAATTTTGGGAAATTATGTTGAAGAATCTGAACAGGGTAATCCAAAAGGTAAATCGAGTTCTGCTCGAAAGGCTTTAGGACTTTTAACAAATGGTTTTTAAAAATTTATTTTATAAAATGCTTGACAAATAAATAAATTTGAAATACATTTGTATTATAAAGTTTTTAATCAAATATTTAAAAAATAATATGAAAAATATACATGTAATACTAACAGATAAACCAAGTGAGTTAGGTAAATTTATTGACACTAATAATTTAGTTTTAAGAACCTATAATGATATACCAAGAGGTGAGAATGTACATATATACATTACTAATGATGAAGATATAAAAGAAGGTGATTGGTGTTATTATTTAAACCAATTAGGGGGAGGTAATATTATTTGCCAAGCATATAAACATAAATTATATGACAGGATGTTATTCGATTCGGGAAAACATAATAGAGAGCTTGGTGAAGGTATTACTCCACTAAAAGGAGAATGTAAAAAAATTATTCTGACAACCGATGAAGATTTAATTGTTAATACTGTTCAATCTATTGATGATGAGTTCTTGGAATGGTTTGTTAATAATCCAAGTTGTGAGGAAGTTGAAATTAATATTCTGAATAAGGGGTATAATAAAACAAAAGATATTCCTTATCAAGAATTTTACAAAATTATTATTCCAATAGAAGAATCTAAACAAGAAACAATAGAAGAAGCTATAAATAAATATTTTAGACTTTCTCATTCAAGATTAATAAATGAGCAAAAAAAAGAATATGAAAGAGAATTATTTATAGCAGGTGCTGAATATATGCAAAAGCAAATGTATAGTGAAGATGAGGTTAGAAAACTACTACAAGTACAAAGAGGTAATTGTTATGTTGCAATTTTAACAAAAACAAGAAATACTGAATTAGCTTTACTTGCCTCATCAGCTCCCGAACCAAGTGGTAAAGATGGATGGGTTGAACGATTTAAAAAGAAATAAGATGAATAATGCACATTTCAATTGAAATATGATGGAACAACAATATAACGAATTATTACAAGAATATCCTTTTTTAATACAAATTATTAGAACTGTTGAAAATGTTTCGAGAATAGATAAAAGAAATTGGGATAATTTGATAGAAGAAGATTTTACGAAATGTAAGCATATATTAATCATTTTAAAAGAAAATAAATTACTATGACAGCATTACAAGAATTAATTTATTTTCTCCATGTAAACAATAATCTTGAAGAATTAAATGAAAATTTACAAGTACATGATATTATGTATAAAATACATGATTTATTAGCAAAAGAAAAGCAACAGATTATTGATGCTTGGGATGATTGTTTTTTTTTATTAATGGCAGATTTAAAGCCAAAATCAGCAGAAGATTATTATAACGAAACCTTTAACCAAACAAACCAATGACAGCATTACAAGAATTAATTAATGAGTTTAATGAAATTAAAAATTTCGATTATTATCGACAAATATTGATTTTGAGAGCAAAGGCACATCGTCTTTTAGAATTAGAAAAGCAACAGATTATTGATGCTTTACATTATTTTGGAATTGAAGGAGCAGGAGAATACTACGAGAAAACCTTTAACCAACCAAAATAAATGGAGAAATTTTGAAACTAAAAAGTAATATATAAGGTTATTTATAAAAGCCAATTAACAATAAATTTAAAAATAAAATGGAAAAAATTTTAGTAGAAAATCCTAACAGGTTCGTTTTGTTTCCAATCGAACATCACGATATTTGGGAATATTATCAAAAGCATTTGGCAAGTTTTTGGACAGTTGAAGAAATTGATTTAGTTAGTGACATCAATGATTGGGAAAATAAATTAAATGAGAATGAAAAACACTTTATAAAGACAACTCTGGCATTTTTTGCAGCATCCGATGGTCTTGTAAATGAGAATATTGCACAAAATTTTTTAAAAGAAGTTCAATATTCGGAAGCAAAGTTTTTTTATGGTTTTCAAATAATGATGGAAAACATACATAGTCACACTTATTCATTGTTAATTGATACCTTTATCAAAGACCCACAGGAAAAACATGAATTATTTAATGCTTTAGAATACAACCCCGCAATCAAAAAGAAGGGTGATTGGTCTCTTAAATGGATTGATAGTGATAGTTTTGTAGAAAGACTTATAGCATTTGCTGTTGTAGAAGGTATTTTCTTTAGTTCTTCCTTCGCAGCTTTGTTTTATTTGAAGAAAAGAGGACTGATGCACGGATTGAGTTTTTCAAATGAACTCATTTCAAAAGATGAAGCACTCCATTGCGTAACTCCAAATACGACTATAATAACTAAAGATGGTATTTTACCAATTTCAAATTTTGTAAATAAAGAAATAGAAATTTGGAATGGTATTGAGTGGTCAAATGTTGTACCTGTTAAAACAGGAGAGAATAAAAAAATATATAAAGTTATATTGAATAATGGTACATCTTTAGAATGTACATACGGTCATAATTGGTTTATTGCAAATGATTTAACAAAACATAGACAACCAAAATATTATAAATATGAAAAGAAGCAGACTATTGATTTGAAAAAAGGTGATATACTACAAAAATATGAATTACCAATATTAGATTTAGAAGACCCTAATGAATTTAAGTATCCTTATACACATGGATTATTTTGTGCAGATGGTCATTATGAACATAATGGTAAAAGTCCATGTATAGTATTGTTTGATGCTAAAAAAGAATTGTTGAAAGAATTGGATTATAAATTATTTAATGAAAATAGATTTATGGTAAGACTTCATAATGATATTGAAAGAAAATATGAAGTTCCAATAAATTATTCAATTGAAACTAAATTAAAATGGTTAGAAGGTTATTTAGATGGTGATGGATGTATAAAGAAATTAGAAGATGGAAAAGTTGCAATTCAATGTACATC